TAAGCCACATCATCGCCAGGCGTGTAACGCACTGTTGCATCAGGGAATCGCCTAACCATTCGATCCATGGCATCAGCTAAATTAGTGCCAGAAGGCGTGTATTGCACCATTACTGACTCCCATTGCTGCAACACTCTTACTGTTCCCATCATTGCCGTAGGCAAGCGTTCTGGGAATTCTCGCATGGTAACTTCCAAGCCAGTCACCTTCCAATCGGAAGGCACTGACTGTCGGCCCACAACATAAATGGCTGGAGTGGTTGTATTATTTGGAAGCGTGTAGGTGCCCAGCAAACTCGGAGAGTCAGTCAAGAGCGTGTTGATAGCATCTCGTAGCTGGGTGATGTTCATGGTATTAAAAAGCCCCTCCCTGAGGAGAGGCTAGCAAGAAACAATGGGAATGGATCAGTTGGGGGCGCTTGGGATGATGCTGCCAGTCTCTTGAGCATTCTGGTGAATGCCAATGCGACCACGGCTCATCACATCAAAGGTCACCTCGACAAGGTTGTCGGCGGGATAGCTTTCGTTGAGGTTCATAACGCGACCCACATAAGCCACGCGGTCATAGAAATAAGTGTTGCCGCTAGCACCCAGTTGCTTGTTCACTTCAAAATACACTTCTGCATTCTTGTCGTAACGAGCAGTGGCAATCACCTGGAATGCTTCATCAAAACTGTTGGGAACAAACACTGTACCATCCACGTCCTTCTGGAAGTAAGTGGTAACAGAAGCAGTGGCGCCAGCGGTGACGACAACGCTGTCAGTGAAGCCACCACCACCAAGCACATAGAACTCAGTGTTGCCATCGTTGAATGCCATGGAGGCAGTCGTAGCGGCCTGTAGCGTGTAAAGCGTGGGAGCACCGCTAACAGTGAAGGTAGCGCCGCTCTGCGTGATAATGGGGCGGGAAGTACCAGTGATAGCGCCAACACGAATGATAACGTCTTGGCTCTTAACCAGCTCTGTGGGGTGATAGAGAGTCATGTGTCCTCGATGGGAAAATAGGAACGATTAAGCGTTCAAGACGCTTCCTTTACCAACCAGTCTAAAGATGCCCCTGATTGGTGTGCCAAGAAATTGCCAATAATGTTCAACAAGTTGTTCATTAGGCAACAGCTCAAACCGTCCTTCCCTCCCATTGATAGTGGCAGAAGCGCTATTACCAGGAGTGATGCCAGACAGGGCCAAAGGTCCAGTTAGGCGCCCCTCCATATACACGGCAGTATTATCAGCACCAAGCAGATAATCGTACCGTGGATTGGTCTTTTGCTTCAAACTGGCATAATACACTACTCCGCTTGAAACGGGAATGTAATTACCAGTGGATGCATCAACGGTGTAGCCAGAAGCAACACTCCACTCAAGAGTGGCATTAGCCAGTGGCGACATCCCGTTGCTCATGCGACAAAACCAATGGTGAAAGAACCGGCGACGGTTTCGAGCATTCGTTTGAACTCTTGGCCGTATTGAGTGGCTTCAAGTCCTTTGCCATATACTTTGCCATCTGTAGCACCAACTTGGATGCCCATTTGTGCAAGTTGAATGGCAATAATGTGAGCTGCAAGGTGCTTCACGGCACGATCTGTCTGATCACCAAACACATCGACGGAAGCATCAGCAGTTGCTTCAGAGATGGCTCCATTCACGATGCCCGCAGGATGCGGAGTGAATTCAGGGAAGCGATCAAGAAAAGTAGAGTAGGAAACTGCCATGATCAGGCCCTCCCTGCTTTAACCGTTTCCTGACGTTTGGAAATGGCATTCCGCACTTTAATGCGACCTTCAATCTTTTTCCATTCAGCTAATTGCTCAACGTCATGGATGATTTCAATCACACGAAATGCTTCAATCAAAGGCAGATTGCTCAATGTTCGCACGTCCTGCGGAATTTCTTCTACAGTCACTTGCTCTTGAACTTCCTCAATGGCGCCAATTGCCATAAGGCGTTTGACAGTAGCGTTTTGACGCGCTTGTAGCCATTGCTGTTCTGGCACCTCTTGATTGAGCCCTGGAGCCAGTTGAATGAGGCCAGTTCCAGTGATAATGCCAAAACCACCTTCACGAGGCGGGTTTTCAAGATCCGGGCGGTAAGCGATTAGCATTGTGAAATGTTCTTAAGAACTGCTGACAGCTTAACGCCCTTTTCTTTCTAGGCTCAAGAAGAAGCTTGAACGTAGATGACGCTCTTGGGGTAGTACAGAGCCACACCACCCACGCGAGCGTGAGCAGGGACAATGAACTCAAGACCGCGCTGTTGAGCAGGGAATAGCTCAAGGGGTTGAGGGATGTGCAGTTGCACTTTCTCAGGGTCACGCTTGTACACCACCATACGGCTGGTATTCAGCTTGCCACCATTGTTACCCTTAGTCAGTTGGTTGATGGGCTCAACGTTACGGATGTAGGGGTTGGTGCGCAGGAAGTATTCCAGAACCGTCACGTCCGAAGAATCGGAGTTGCGGGTGGTGCTGACCTTGTTGTAGTCTTCGTAGCCCAGCAGGATGGTGTCGGGCTGCTCTTTCATCTTCGAGCCGTTGATGATGGCACTAACGCCATAATTCAACAGTTCGTTCATTTCTTGAGCAGTGATAGCAGCAGTGGTGAACCACTTATCAGCGGCAACAATGTCAACAGAAGAATTGTTGAAGAAGCCAGCAAGGCCAACAGTGCTTTCACCAAAGAGAGCAACGCTTTCTACTTTCTCTTCATAGGCACGACGCACTGCAGCAGCACGACGTTGCTCAAGGGCAATGTTTGCCATTTGAGCGGCCCGCAGTTCCTGAACGGTATAACCAAAGGAACCACCAAAGGAGCGAATGTTGATGCTCTTTTCCACCTGGCTGATGTCAGCGCGAGGCAGGTCAGAAGCAGCGTCAGCAAGCAGGCGGAATTCACCGGTCGAATCCATGATCCGATAGGTGAACGTTTGTGCGCCAGTACCAGCTTCACTGGTCACAGGCAAAATGGTCGAGTATTTGATGTCAGCGTACTGAATCTCAAATACTTGGGGACGGATGTACTCAAGCTGACGCTCAAGAAACAGGCCCGCCGTATCCATGCGAAAATCGGTCATGAGGGTGCTCCTATCAAGAATCGGCGGAGAGAGTGAAGCTCGGGCCGTTCAGCTCAAGAACTGCCAGACCGCTACCAGTGGTAGAGGTGAGATAGCGAGCGTTGGAAAGACGCACGGTCTTGCCCGAAGCAAAAGCATGACTGAATTGACCAATCTTGCCAGTGCCGCTAGCCACATAAAGCACGCGAACAACTGAAGCAGGAGTGACAGTGCCAGTCACATAGACGGCAACAGCACCTTCGTTGGCTACGTTCATCACTTGCTGAACTTTCACACCAGGACGGCCATCGCCATTCAGTGCAGTTTCGTCAACATAAGTGAGAACATTTAGGCCAAGAACAGTGTCGCTAGCGCCAGAGATGGTAGTAGCAGAGTTGGCAACAGTGCCAGCCACGTTGTACACTTGCACACCACCGAAAGGCTGCACAACGGCAGTTTCGTTGATGAAGGTGCCAATGGTATTGTCGCGAATGTCAGAGAGTTGACCTTCGTGAAAACGGTCATGCGTGAAAGCATAGCTTTGTTGCACGCCATTAACAGAGGCAGTCCCCGAGGCGGAAAAAGTAACGGCCATGGATCAGCGCTCCTTAGAGACGGAGAGGGGAGTTTTCCATGCGTTTTGCGTCCGTTCCATGTAGGAAGAGGGCGCAGACATGGGGGAAGCAATGGAAGCAACGGCTTGGCGTAGTTCTTGCGTGCCGGAATCGTCACGGGAACCAGCTTCAACCAAGGTATCGAACATGGCAGTAACGTAATCATCGGAACGAACCGACAGATCAGAATCACCACGAACAGCCTTGATGGATGCTTCCATGATTTCACGGACAGATTTGCCAGCGAAATCAAAAGCAGAATCAAGAGAAGGACGAGCTTTGTCGATGAGAGCAATGCGCTCTTCAACAAGGCTGTCAACATTGACTTGCTTGGCACTGTCAAGATCAGCCTTGAGGGCTGTATTCTCTTCAGCAAGAGCATCAGCACGACCCTCGGCGGAGTCTTGCTTGCCCTTCATTTCCTTGTGCATGGCATCCATTTCTTCCTTCATTTTGGAAGCTTCGGACATCATGCCATCGTACATTTTCTTCATGTCCTCATAGGACTTTTTGGCATCTTCCCGTTCTTTGGTGACAGCCAGAGCTACGCTCTCGGTCACCTCGAACTCGGCGCCATCAAAATTGACTTTGGCAGTCATAGACGGTTCCTCGATAGGAGTTATTAGAGAAGGATCGGCAGCATCTAGGCGGTCTAGATGTAGCTTCACTTGCGGGCCAGCGCGGCCCCTGCGAACAACAGCAATGTGATTTCCGCTGATTTCCTTTTGGATGCCATCGTAATTCTCACCGCCATCAGTTACACCAGCATTCGCTTCATAATTGACGCGATAACCAGCGCTGACTTCTTTTGCATCACCACGCATAATGCGCTCAATGGCATCTTGGTCAGTGATTGTCATGACAGCACGGACGAATCCATTGTCATAAACCACTTCGGTGCCACTGAAGCCAATTTGATAGTCCTTTGTATTGGCGCTATCAAGGAGGACTGGTGGATGTTCGAGAGTAATTGCTTTGCCCGCAAACGAGGCTAAGCTTTCGGGAGACGCCACTTCAGTTTCGGGACGATATTCACGCCGAACCGAGCCGTCTGCATCAGTGTACATTTGTACACCAGTGCGAGCGATAGTAGACCAACACCGGAGGTAACCCTCTGGAGTGAGTTCGTACTTCTCAATTGGCGCTACATCGTAGCGAAAGCAAGTGGTGCTCATAGATTAAGAATAACGCAAAAGAATGCGCATGTTATGATTCTTGAACCATGGATGAATCAAATGACTAGGGTTTTGGTTGATAGCATCAATGCCTTGCGAATGCCTCATTATCAGCGGCGATTGATTGTGGCTGAACGCATGAAAGACGCTAGGCAAGACAGCGGCCTAACGCAACGAGACATTGCCCAGTATTTGCATATTGGCCAAGCCACCTACTGCCGCATGGAAAAAGCCGAAACAGAGCCATCTGCTGTTCAGCTTGCCACTCTCAGTGGTCTCTATAACTTGTCTGTTCTGTGGTTGCTAGGCATGCCTAATTATGTGGTCAATGCCGCGAGGTATTAATCTTCGTCTTCGTCATCTTCGCGCAACTCTCGCAACTGATCCTCAATATTTTCCATGATATATGATTTAGCAATTGCCTGCACTTCAAAGACCAACATCTTCACTGGATCAAAATAGGAGTCTGGCTGTCGGTAGACGGATTCACAGTAAATGTGTGTTTCGTCAAGGCGACCATTTTTGAAGCATTGCTTCTCCACCAAATGCCATTCACTGGTATTCCTATGTTCATTCGATGAAAGCACTCCAAGTGCCTTCAGCACGCCAATGCCGTCCTCGTCTTCCCTCTCGATCACTTGAACGTAATCACTCATTGGACTGCCGCTTTTCAACCATCTTAATCACGCGATTTGCCCAAGCTTTACCGGCGGCGCCTCCCCATAATTGTTGGCTGATAAATCCCGCATCATCTTCACCACCTGCAAAATTCTTTGCATGGCGAGAAAAAAACGCTGCCATTCGCTTGATTGTGTCAAAACTTACACTTTCGCCGTTAGCCAATGAAGTGGCGCGAGCCACTCCACTTCCAATGCCTTGTTTCCCGGCCTCTTGCGTGGTCAAGCCGCCTTTGCCATACTTCTTGCGTAGTTCAAGCCCACGACGCGCTGCAGCCCGTACAGTCGATGGAGGGGAGAACGATTCAACGTCTCCCCTTAGGCCTTTCCCTCTTCTGAATCCTCCATCTCCTCGGGGCCTTCCTCTTCCTCTTCGCCCATGATCGTCAGGACGTAGCCATCCCAGTAGGCATCACTCTTGCCTGCCATGCTCATGCCAGCACTGGATAAAGCAACAGCAATCGCTTGCTTCCTATTCGTGATGGGCTTTTTATCGCTGCCCATCAGAGTGCCGCTTTTGAATTCGCGCATGACTTTGGCAATTTTTGTTTGCTTTGCCTTTTTGTTTTCAGGCATTGCAGCATCTTCGTGGCTCTCGATGGTCACAGCTTTTGCACTACAAACACTAAATCATCATAACGCCCCTTGATGTGACGAATGTCGATGCACTCAGTAATGTAGCCCTTGCCTAGCCTTAACACTTCTTCTTCTAAATCGGCAAACCAATAAGTATCTTGCACATCTTCAATCAATGCAACGCCACCAGAATTAAGCAATGGCAAGTACAAACGCAGAAAATCACGCTGACTTTGCAGAGTGTGCGGGCCATCGTCAATGATGAAATCAATGCCGCCGGAAGGGCCGCTTTTAGCAAGG